CGCGCCTTGCGCCTGAAACGATGCGGCAGTGCCCGCCCGCGAGCGCGCTACCGCACCCTGCGCCTTCTGGCTCTGGGAGGACGCACAGGTGGCCACCAGGGTGCGGCTGGCCTGCGCGGCTGCGCCTTGGGCCTGGGCTGTGGAAGCTGGCGCGCTCTGCCCCCCCGCTGGCGCGCTGTTGAGCGCCGCGCTGTTGAGGGGGGAGCGGTTGAGCAGCATGGCCTGTTACAGGCCGGCAGTGGCGTTGCGCACGTCGTGCGTGAAGCTGGTCGCCCCAACGAGCGTGCCTGCGGTGAAGGCCCCCAGCAGCAAGTTTGCGTCGGCGGTGCCGGCCGACACGTCCATCACCACCGTGGCGCCGTCGCTCTTGAAGATGCGCGCAAAAGTGGGGGTGATGTCGGCCACAGCCACACCCGCCGTGATGGCGTTGGCCGTCAGCAGGCCGCTTACGGCGGCGGGGAAGGCGGGTGCTCCAAACGTCAGCGTCACGCCCAGCGTGTTGCCGGCCAGGGGGGTGTCGGCCGTTGCCGGTTTTGTGCCGCTGTAGACGCGGATCAAGCCGCCGCTGCAAAGGGCTGCCAGTGCTGCCGCCTGGGCGTTCACGGTGGCATCAGCCAGTTGGGTGTCAAGTGCCATGGGGGCTCCTGTTTTCGGTTAAAGGTTAGGGGGTGCGGCCAGAAAGTCAGCAGAAATTAATGTGCGACTGGCATGGGCTACCTAGTGCGCAGGACCGGGCGGCGCTGACGAACCACCACCCCACCCTCTCAAGTCGTTGGTGCCACCTCGTTGGCGGCCTTGGCCTGCACACCGAGGGCGTTGTGAAACAGTTGCAGGTGCGCTGCCGCCAGATTGGCGTTGCCGCCAAATTCAGCATCCTTGGACCAAGCGCGAAACAGCATGAAATGCCGCATCGCATCCATCCAGCGCACGGGCACTGAAGGCGTACCGGATTCCGCAGCCACTTCCACGGCGGCCATCGCCACCACGGCGCGCACTTTGGTGCCCGCCTGTGCGGGCGGGTACACCAGAAACTCCTGAGGCTGGCGCATGTCGTGCATGAAGTGCAGCAGCTCGCGGGCCTGGCCCACCCCGCGCCAGCCACCGGCCACCGCATCAAGCACCCAGACGTCGGTTTTGGTGATGCGTTTGGCTACCGCATTGGCGTTGTTGCTAATGTCGATCAGCGCCAGCGCATCGTCGGGCAGCACCTGGCGCCAGCCTGCAATCAGCGTCAGCTCGCGCTCCTGCGCCATCTGGTCGGGACGATATTCAGCAAAAGCACGCTGGGCGGCGTTGAAGTAGTCCAGCAACTCCGGCCGCGTCCAACGCACATGTGCCTCATCCTGCAGCTCGCGCGCGGCGTCGGTGATTGTTTGGGCAACGGTCAGAGCCATTGCGTCCTCCCGCGCGAGACGCGCCCGGTGTTCGAACGCCACACATCGGCGCTTGCGTCATCCATGGCCCGCTGAAAAAACGCCAACGCCACAGCCGCTTGGTCGGGCTTGTAGTAATCCGTGCCGCTGGTGTTCAGCAGCTCAGCCTTGGCCCCCTCGCGGATGGCCTCGTGGTACAGCGAGCCCATGGGGGGCGGTACCGAAGTGGCGCGCAGCGAAGGGATCAGCGTGACAAACACCTGTACAGGACCTGCCGTACCAGCCGCCACCGTGAAATTCTCCAAGTCGGTCGACACAAGGTAGGCCTGTCCGTTGTGCGCATGACGCCACGGGTCGGCCGGCAGATCGCGCCCTTGGGCTACCTCCAGAGTCCGGCCGTTGGCGGTCGCCCGCTCGATGCGCAGCAGCTCTGCACCGGGGGGCAAATCAAAACCGTATTCCCGGAATCCGGCGCCCGTGACAGCAGTTGGCTCCAGCCACTCCTGCCAGGCCCGCGTCTGGCGCAAAAAGGCCCGCGCCGCACGGTTGAGGCATTGGTGGATGAGTGGCGCTGGCGCCGTGGGGGCAGCCAGCACCAACTCGGGCATCCAGTTGTCCCACGAAGCCATGGCGGCGTCTTACTTGCGCGCGCGGCGCACACGGCCAGTGGCGGGCGTGTGGCCTTCAACCGGCACGCCATCACCAGGGTCCAGCAGGCCGTCGTCATGGACCGGCGCGCTGTCTGGCACAGGCAGGCTGCGGGCAGTCCGCTTGGCTTCGCGCTCGGCATTGCGGCGCTGAAAATCCTGCTCGGCTTCAAAATCGCCTTCATTCATAAAGCCCAGCGCTTGCAGGTGGTCCACATGGTCCTCGTCTGGCACCTCGCAGCCCAGCGGCATGCCGCTGAAAACGTAGGCTGTGCCGTCGGGCACCGTGACCTTGAGGCTGCCGTCCTTGCGGGCTGGCAGTGCGGTAAACAGTTGCATGTTCTTCTCCGTGTTTGAAACCCCCAGGGCAACGCCCCAAGGGAATGGCCCAGGCCAGAGCGCGTTTAGGCGTTGGCGTAGACCAGGTCGACAGCAAACAGGCCTGCGGCGGTGCCAGCGGCAGTCACCTTCAACACTAGGTTGCGGTCAACGCCCTTTGGCGCCACCTTGGCAAAGGCTGCAGGCGACAACTGGATGTAGCCGCCGGCCACGCCCGTGGTGTCATCTGTCACCCAGGCGGCGCCGCCGTCATCGGCCGCCGTGCTGATGTCGCCATCCGCAGCCGCCAGGCCAATGGATGCCTTGAAGCCCACACCAAGCGCTGTGGGCACGCGGATGTACAGGTGCGCAGGCAGCGTGCCGGCAGGCAGAACGCCAATCACACCGCGATTGCCCACCGTGTGGTCGGCCACAGCCAGAGACTGGCTGTAGCGCGCGCGCACCATCTCGGGGCCGCCGGGGGTGAGGGGGTTCTGATGGCCTGCAGCCACCGCGCTTTTTTGTTGGAAGGCCATTTCTGACTCCTGTGTTGGGTTGGACGGACGGGTCAGCGGGGCGCTGCAGCCGTGTCGATGGCGTACACGCCCTGGTCGTGCACCACGCCATTCCAGTCGTAGGTGGACTTCTTCACGCCAAAAATCGACGACGTTGTGATCACCACCTGGTTGCCGTTGTCGCGGGTCTCTTCATGCCAGCCGTAGCGCATCCCGGTGCCAGGCGAACCGTAGGCAATCACGCCCGCCTGCGCGCCCATGAACAGCGCGCGCGCCGTGGCCACGTTCTGGCCAGCGCCGTGGTTGCTGTGGCGGATCACGTTCTTGTGGCTGTGCAAGATCACGCCGCGGTGCATGCCCAGTGCCTGCTTGAACAGCGGCGATTTGAGGCCAGCAGCGCCAGCAGCAGCCTTTTGCAGGTCCACCCAGTCGTTGGCCGTGGTCGTGTTGCGCAGGTCGTCCTCTTGCCAGGTATGCATCACCATGACAAAGACTTCCTCGCCGTCCACGATGCAAGGCTTCATCACCGGGATATTGGTTGCACCGCCGCCTTGGGTATCAGCCCGGGTCTTGGCTGCGCCCACCACGGCCAGCGAGAACTTGTCGGTGGCATCGATGTTGGACACCGACGTGGCGTCGCCGCCAAAGAAGTGGTGATTGACCGTGGGTGCGGTCAGCGGGTTGTTGGCGCGACCGGTGTAGCCTGCGGGCAGCAGAAAGTTTTCATTGACGCCACGCGATCCCGACAGGTATGCAAAGGTCAGCTCGTCGTTGAAGCGGCCCCACCACTCGCCCTGCTGGCGCTTGGCCAGCATGCGCAGGTCGTGCAGCGTGCGCTTGCGCGACATGCGCCCGCCCGTGTTCACGCCGCCGCGTGCTTGGTCGATGTACAGCTGATCGGTGAAGAAGCGTTGCGCCTCCTCTTTCCCTTCCAGTGTGTCATCCCCCTCGACGGGCGCCATGGTCAGCTCGGCCAGTAGGTCGTAACTGATCAGATCGCCCGCCTCGGATTCGAGATCCGTGAGGGTCTGGATGGGGGTCTTGGCGCCATTGCCAACGGCCGTGAATTTGCGGCCGAAGTACGACTGCTGCGAAACATCAAGCGTCAACTCGCCCGAGAAGCGCTTGACTGCGCGGGGGCTGTTCACGCCCACAACGGTTTTACCCATGGATTGCTCCTAGTGTGGTAGCGAGCACTCCAGCGCCCCGGTTACAAAGAAATGAAGACCTCAGATTGGCAGGCTTGGCACGGACTGCAACACTGCCGGAATCTTTTTGAATGACACTCCAGGTGCAGCGGACACCACCATGCGTGCCACCCGGCCCTTTTTGTATTCCAGCTGGATGTGCACGCCCGGCAGCGCCAGCACATCGCCTGTGCGCAGTTCCATATGGATGCGGCGCACCGGCTGGGAAAGCGGCACAACGTCAGGCATCAGGCAGACATCAGGTAGCGGTCGCGTTTGTCTTGCGGCATGGCAGCCAGGGCGCGTTCATAGGCCGGGCCTGTGAGCTTGTCCAGTTCGGCAAACTCGCTGCTGGCGGGGTCGGCATCCCCAGCGCCTCCAGGCACGTCGGCCAGGTTCTGCACCACCTCGGACGCATCGGGGCGGCGCTTGGGGTCTGGTGCTTTTTTGGCCGTGGGCACACTGTGCAGCGCCACCACGCGCCTGTGCGCCTCCTCCAGAAACCAGCGCATGGGCTTGCTCTCATTGCCTTTGGCCGCAGCCAGTGCCTTCACAAACACATCCAGGTCTGCCTGCTTGGCAGCATCCTTCTTGTAATCAACAATGCCCAGCTCGGCCTTGCTGGCGGCGTCGGCCACGAAGGTGTTGATCGTGTTCGCCCAAGCATCCTGCTCGGACTGCTGGCGCATTTCTGCAGAAATGCGGGCGCGGGCGCGCAGCTCCAGCATTCCTTCGCGCGCATCCTGGAGCGCGTCCAGCGCCGCGTCGTACTCGGCCTGGTCGAGATCGCCGTCATTGAACTTCTTGCGCAGATCGCCGGCAGCGGTTTTGTTCGCCTTCAGTTGATCGTCAAAATCCTCGGGCAGCTCCACGCTGTAGCCAGCGGGCTGGTGCGCAGCGGGCGCGGGGCGGCCCTCTTGGGCCGGCTCATCCTTGGCCGGTTGGCCAGCAGCATCGTCCGCGTCGGGCGCATCCGCCTCGGGCACGGCATCCTGGGTCAGCTTGTCTGGCGCGTCCTCCAGGTCTTCACCCTCGCCTTCCATGGCGCCGCGCCCAATCTCGGCCAGCGCAGCTGCGTTGTCTTCATCGGCGTCGTAGTCGTCATCGGCCATGGCGGCCAGTTCTTCGGGGCTCAGCAGGCGCTGGCGATCTTCATCGGATGTGTTCATGTGTCCTCCTGTGGGTTAGGGGATGCTTGCAGGCTTGGTACGGGGCCACGCCTCAATCAGGGTGCGCGCATCAGCCGCGTGGCCATCAGCTTTTTCTCCCAGCTCTTGATACGCTCCTGTGCACTGAGCGAATAGTTCGTTGGCGGCAGAGGCGTACTCAGCGACGGCGCTGGCGGGGGTTTGGGGCAAGTGGATGCGACTGGCAGCAGTGCGGGCTTGGTCGCGCAGCCGCTCAGCAGCAGTGCGGGCGCGAGCAGCAGCAGCACGCAGAGACGTTTCACGGATACGGGATTCATTCAAGGCTCCTTGGTAGTTGTCGGTGATAGCGGCCTGGTCCTTGATGGCCTGGTCCTTCTGCTTTTGGGCCGCGACGGCGTGCTCTTGCACCAGCGTGGTCACGGCCAGCTTGTGATTGGCTTGGATCTTGTCGATGCGCAGCTCCTGCACGCCCAGCAGGGCCAGGGCGCTAAACGCGAAGGCGGCAATGTGGGGGGCGATCACGGTTTGACCCTCCGCGCGAAATCGCGCATCAGCGCTTCGGAAATGCGCTCAATGGAGTACGCCTCGAACTCGCGCGAAGGGGCGCCCTCGCCAATGCTGTCGCACAGGCGCTGAAAGACATGCACCGATTCGTGCACCAGGGCCGCCGCCACCGCAATGGGGTCGGCCCCCAGGGCGTCGGGGTGCAGGCACACAACGCAGGTGATGGCCCCTTTGCTCTCCCAGGTGTGCAGCAGTGCCATGTGGCGCTCCTCGTCCAGCCATGGGCCAGGCGACTCCACCTTGCAGTGCCGGGCGGCTTGCTGGAACTCTTTGGCCGAGAGGCACAGGGCCAGGTGTGGCGCGCGCACGGTGTCGCGGTCCAGCCATTTCACGCGGGCGCTCGGGTGGATAGGGGTCACGGTTTTCCTTTCATTGCACGGCCATGCAGGCCACGTAGCGGTCAAGCTGCCTTGCCCATACGCCCCGGCACACCCGGTTGCCCGGTGTCGCGCAGTCGTATTTCCAGCGGCCGGGCTTGTATTGCACCCAGCCTGGGCCGCCCTTGTCGTCGGTGATGAAGCGGTAGGCCACATAGGCTTGGCACGCGCCGTAGTAGTCGCCCGCGCGCATGCGCTGGACCATCTGCGAGTTGGCCCAGGCGCTGCAGCCATACTGGCCAGCGAAGTCCACCGCGCGCTCAAACTCCACCTGGTGCGCCGGGGTCTCGCCCAGGGCCTTGCGCGTGCACACCGCGTACTGCTGCTCCAGCAGGTTGAGCGTGAGTTCGGCGGCGCGCTGGCGCGTGATCGGCGGGTCGGCCATCGTCACGGGCCGGCCGTCCTCGTAGTGCGTGGCACCGTTGCCAATGGTGGGCCTGTCGCCTTTGGTGGGAACATACGGCACGGCGCTGAAGCCCTCGTACCCGGCCCACGCCACCAGCACGGCCGCTGTCAGCTTGAGCATGGCGGCGGGCAGGCGCCCTTTGTCCGCGTTCACAGGCGCCACCACGGGTAACGCCACCAACTCAGCAGCAAGAACAGGTGCACCGGGCTCATGCTGCATCCCTGAAACAGTCTTGGCAGCGTGCGGCCTCGTCGACCTTGCGCAACTGCTCACGGGCTTCGGCTGCGGCCAAAGCGCGCTCCTCGCGCAGTTCTTTGCGCTCCTCGCGCTCAAGCGCTGCAATCTTTTCTTGCCGCTCCCAGGACCACTTCCAGCCCAGGTACACGACCTGCACGATGATGTAGACGATAGTGACCACAGCCACCCACTCGGACAGCGTGATGGCAGAGGCCACGGCGCCGGCAGCTGCGGGCGCTGCGCGCAGGGCCTGCTCGGCAATGTTGGATGTTTCGTTTTTCATGTTGGATCCTGCGCACCCTGTTGAGTGCCAAACTGGCTCATGCTTTGGTTCATTGCATCCAGGCGACTGCGGCTGGCGGCCTGGATCTCGGCCACGCGTTCACGGGAATCTGCGTCGATGCGCGCCACCTGTAAGCGCACGTCTGCGTCTTTGGTCAGCTTCAGGGTCTGATTGGCCAAGTCGGCCTGCGCCTTGGCCAGCTGCTGCGTCACGCGCGACAACTCCTGGTCGGCATCGCGCCGAGCAGTGGATGCCACGCCCTCCATCTGCTGGGCCAGCGCCTGATCACCACCAGCGCGCATCCTTTCGGCCTCGGCCTCGGCTTCCAGCTTCTCGGCGCGGGCATTGATCTCGCGCACCTTGGCTTGCTGCTCAGCCAGCGCCTGCTTGGCACTCTCCTGCTGCATCTGCAGCGCCTCGGCCTGGGCCTGCATCTGCTGCTGCATCTGCTGCTGCTCCTCGGGCGTGAGCGGCTTGCTCGGGTCGCGCTCACCGGTCAGCTTGCGCATTTCCTCCGCCATGGCGTCGTGGTTCGGCAGGTCCGAATACTCCATGGCCAGCGTCATCAGGCGCAGCGCCACTTCTGGCGGCATGCGCCCGGCCATCTGCGTCATGGCGTCAAACATCACCTGGCGCAGCGTGCCTGCATAGTCCTGTTCAGACACCACAAAGTCGGCCATGCTGGCCGTGATGTCGTTGATGTAGCGCATCGAGCCATCGGGCTGCTGCTCGGGCTGGTTGATCTTCACCCAGTCCAGCTGCCCCTTGTGGCCCGACAGGCGCACCACCTTTTCTTCGGTGTACCACTGCTCTATCAGGGACAAAATCTTCTCGCCCTGCGTCTGCACTGTGAAGCGCAGGTTGTCAAAGGGCTGCGTTGTGACGACTGAGCCCTGCATCTGGCGCGCCTTGATGGCCTCGCCGCTGCTGGCATTGGTCTGGCGCCCCAAGTTCTCATTGCTGATGCCGGCCGACTTCTGGATGGCCTGCGCGTTCAGCGTCATCATCTGCACCTGGCCGGCCGCCATTTCCGAGTCGCGGTGCACCTCGACCTTCTTGCCGGCCTTGTAGACCAGCACACCATCGGGCTGGCTCATCTCCTCGCGCGCCTCGTTGATGTCGTCGACCGCACCCTTTTCGAGGAACAGCTGGTTGGTGGACAGCAGAAACAGCGCCTTGCTAGCGCGCTTGTTCAGGTCCATCTGCAGGTCGCGCACGCGGCGCACCACGCCGTAGGGCATGCGGTCCCGGCCGCGCCGATAGCACCAGACGGGCGTCAAACTGAAACTGTTGTGGCGCATCGGCATGGGCCCCAGGGCCAGCAAGTGCCCCTCGGTCATCACCGCCACGTGCATGCGCATCACCAGCCGGTCCACGATGGAGCCGCCCGACTGTCCAATGGCGTCCATCAGCACATGGTCCCAGGGCTCCACGAAAGCACCCTTGAACGGCCCCTCGGTCACCACCCGCACATTGATCGGCATGCGAAACTGACACTCAATGAGTCGGATACGGCGCCGCGGCTCACTGTCCACGTTGCCCCGGCCGCCCACGGCGTAGTGCCCTGACGCTCCTATGCTAGATGCACTGGTGTAGCCATCGGCGCTGAACTCATCCTCGCCCCACTGCTGGGAGCTGTACTCGCGGTCTTGCTCCACTGCGCGGCGCAGCACCGCCTCGCGGTCTGGATACATGGCCAAAGCCACGTCATCGTCCACCCAGCGCGTGCGAAAGATGTAGCGCGCATCGCTCAGGTCGTGCTCCACCGCCATGCTGTCGTGCAGCACATTGCGCCAGTCCTCGTATTTGTCGTAGATGATGTCTTTGGTCGGATCGTTGCGCACGCCGGTATCGACCCAGCCCACGCCCACCTTCACCGCGTCCTCGAAGGCGCGCGAGCGGTTGAAGGCAGAACGGTTGATGTCCGTGACGTACTTCATGACCTTCGTTTTCACGTCGGCCATTTCCACATCGTCCTCGGTGCGCGGCAGCACCTTCCAGTCCACCCGGGCCCGGCGCTCGGTGCCGATCAACCAGTCCACCATGGGCGCGACCTCGTTGAACACCAGCGGCATCTGGCCGCGCTCCTCCAGCACCGCCGCATCGGCAAAGTCCCACTGGTCGCCATCGTAGAAGTCGGCGTCCACCGACATCTGCAGGCGGTTTTCTGCCTGAATCTCGCGTTCGCGGTAATACCAGCCCAGGCATTTTTTCAGCACCGCACGCGCGCGCTCCTGGTCAAGCTGGTGCACGGGCGCGGCATCTGACAGCTCTGCGCCAGCGCCATCGTTGAAATCCACGATGTTCTCGCCCTGCGCCACCTTGCGGTTGATGCGCGGATCAAGCAGGGACATATTCAGCCCCCCGGCTTTCAGTGGTCAGCGCTTCCTGGGCAATTGCCTTGCCATCCGCCATCAGCGTCAGCGTGCCGTATTCGCGGCCCTTGTCGCCCCAGTCGGGCTCGCTGGGCATGCGGTACAGGTCTGGGAACCCCTCGTTGATGATCGTGCCCACGCGCACCCAGTTGGCGCGCGAAGGCTCCATGCCCAGCACATTGCAGGCGGTGACGCACTGGCGCGCCAGGTATTCGGGGTCGTCGTAGCGGTACGCCGCACTCTCCATGACGACATACCAGGGCGCACCCTTGCGGTACGCTGGCAGCAGAACCAGGGCGCGTTCGCCATTGATCCAGGTGTAGATGGCCAGCAAATCTCCGTGCTGGCGGTGCAGGTGCGCTTTGCGCAGGTCGATACATGCAGGCATGCCAGCGAATCTGGCAGGCTTGGCACGGACTCAGCGTGCCATGCTGGAGCCCCGGCGGCGCAATTTCCCGCCCGAGGAGCGAGCGCCAATGGCGCCAGCATCCTTGGCCTGAGCGTACTGGCGGAACGCATCGGCGCCCTCGCTGCAGCCGTTGGATTTGTTGGGCTTATTGATGTACTTGCCGTCCGCCACGCTAAATCGCTTCTTGTAGCCCTCAAGTCGCGTGATACCCAGCTTGCAGCGGTCTTTGTCGATAAACACGGTCTTCATCCACTTGCGAGTCATATAGATGCCACTCATCAGATCCGGGATGGGTGGAAGCACCTCGAAATCATCATTGGGCAGAATGTCCTCCAGCATTTCCTTTGTGGACTCATTCCCTTTGGATAGCTTCTCATGGCCCGCGTCGTGCGGCAAAAAGTGCGTGCCGTACACATAAGGCTTTGCGTGCAGCAGACGCGCGTATTCACGCAAATCTTCGCCGTGACCTTCCAGGTAGTCGATGAAACGATCCTCGCCTGCTACCGTCTGCATAAACCAAATGGCCGTGCCATCGCTGTTGCCAATATCCCAGAAGGTGTGTACCGGCTCATCGGCCACGGGAACACTGCGAATGCCGCCACGCTTGCGCATCTCGGCCATGTTCTGCGAGTAGTAATGCCCCTCGGTGCTGATCTGGAAGGCCTCGGCCGGCGTTGACGGGTACTCCTGCCACATCTTTTCCTCGGCGCCGTTGAAGTCGGCGTCGCGCGTGGCCACGTACCAGGTGCGCTGCTCATCGTCGATGGCGCAGGACATGACGCCCTCGACCTCATCGAAGTAGTCATGATCATTGTCGGTAAGGCCCACCGATCCCACCGGCAGCCGGTACTTTGGCTCCTGCCACCAGGCGTAGAAGTGAAAACGGTAGTCCTTGGGCGTCAGCTCTTGCTTGGATAGGTGCTGCGCCTGGCTGCGCTGGGTCATGGCGAAGAACGCACCATCGCGCCCCTCGGCCGTGGACTCGATCACCAGGATGCCGTTGGTGGGCACAGCAGGAATGGAACCGGTCACCACCTCCTGGGCCTTGTCCGGGAATTTGGCGCAGATTTTCCCGAACTCCGACACATGCAGCCGGTGGATCGTCCCGCCGCGCAATGATGTCGCCACCCGCACGCTGCTGTTGTTGTGGGCAAAAAGCAGTTCGGTCGCACTGTCGCGCGCCAGCGGGAAGCGCTCGCGCAGCACCTCGGGCAGGTTTTGGTAGGCGAACTTCACCTTGTCACGAAAGATGGACTCTGCCGCCTCGCGGTCCTGCGCCACGATGCCGCAGCGCTGATCCGCATTGAACAGCGCGTGATCCAGCCACATGACAGCGATCAAAGTCGTGAAGCCAAGCTGGCGGGCCTTGAGGATCAGGTTTCTGTGCCACAGCCTGCGGATGAAACGGCGCTGCGCCCGGTTGGGCCTGAACGGCAGCACCATGGCCTCCTCGTCGCCGTCGCCCTTGACCATGATTTTGTAGAGCACGCCACTGAACAGGCGCCACTCAGGATCGGCAAGGCACCGAGCCAAGTCATCATCATTGGTGGGCACGAAGTCGTGCGGCACGGACACGCGAACTGCCACGATCAATCCTCTTCGTGCTCGAGGTCGCGCGCCACCGGCTGGAACGACGATGAGCCACCCGCGCTGATTGCCTGGAGCAGCTTGGTGAAGCCATCCACGGGAGCAGTGTCTTTGTCGTTCATGCCAAAAGCGGTGCGCTCCATGTCCACCAGCTTCTGCAAACTCTCTGCCAGCACCTTCATGGTCTTGGAGCGCTCGGGCAGACTGATGACAGTCTGATAAATATCGTTGAGCCTGTCGTTCCCGCGCTCATCCGGCCGGCGCAGCATCTCGCCCAGGTCGCGCAGTAGCTCCAACGTCTGCGGGTCAGTCTGCTGCTCCAGCTCCAGCAGCAGGGAATTCGTGAGCCGTCGGGCGCGATGAATGTCTTGGCGATGGGCCAGCTTGACACTGGCTACAAGCTGCGCGTTGCCCTCAATCGTCTCGCGCTCGGAAACAGGGCTAACACTGTTAACGGCACTGTTAACCATTGCCCTGTTAACCAAGTCATCAGCCTTCGCCTGGATCTTCGCCTTGAGGTCGCGCACCCAGCCATTGGCTTTCGCACGCTTGCTGATGGTGACATGACTCACGCCAGAGCCATCGGCAATCTCGCGCAGGCTTTTCATGCCGGCCCGGTAGTCCAGTTCAATGCGCTCCCAATCGGGGCGCGCCTTCGCTTGTGTGCTTTCGTTGCTCATCCCGCCAACCCTGCCACGCTTGGCACGCTCACAGCTGCCAGCCGGTACCGCAGCACGCTTTTGCGCCCTGGCACCGCCGTGCCCAACGCCTGGATGCGCCCTTGCCCCGCCAGGTACTGCAGCGCCCAGTCAATCTCGCCTTTGGTGCGCCCCAGCGCCAATACCAATTCGGGATGAAAAAACCAGCGCTCGGGCTGGCATGCGAGAAAGCGCAGCAGTACATCGGTGCCACTGCCTGGCCGAATAATTCCTGCCGGGCGCGGGTTCTGATGCCGCGAGGGCTCCGGTTCTCGGCGCGCCACAATCTGAGCAGCCACCCAATCCACACCATTGCACATGCATTTATTCCTAAATTGATAGCTGCTATCGCTTGCTGGCATTGCGCAAAGCGCCAATTCGTTCAAATTCCTGTTTCACCCGCACGTGCCCCGCGTCGGCGTCGTCGCCAAACAGCGTTCGCAATGCTGCGCGGTAAACGGGGGTGATGCGCCGCTCAGTCTTTGCTGCGAAGAACTCCATGCCGCTGGCCAGGGCGCGCACCTGGCAGCCTTGGCAGTTGGCGTGGTAGCCACCCCAGTCGGGGTTGGTCTGGGCGGCGATGCAATCGGGACAACTGCTCATCGCAATGCCCGATCCTGGTTTCGGTTGTTCGCGTTCTCTGATCTCCACACCTCCACGCGCAGCTGGGCGGCCGTCAGGCGCCATCGCAGGGTCTCTTCCACGCGCACAGCCTCGCGCAGCCCATCCAGCAGCGCCACGTAATCGGGGTGGCTGTAGGCATACTGCTCACGCGCCGTCACGGCCTTCTCCTGGCACTCGTTCATCAGCAGCGCCTTGCGGCTTTTGCGAAAGTGCTCCAAATGCACGCGGTCGGCTTTGGCCTGGGCGTACTGGCGCGAGTGCTCCACCAGAAAATCCACGGCTTTGTTGGGGTCGATGGGCTCGGTCATTGGGCAGATTCCACGGCTACCAGCACGCGCGGCGTGTCGCTGTAGCCCTTGCGGCACTCGCGCAGCACCACCACCTGGCAGTCGTCCACCCAGGCAATGCCGTTCATGCCGTCTTTGATGGCCTTGAGCACGTTGTCCAGGTCAGGCTTCTTCGTGTGCAGCTCGGTGCCGGCGCGTGCAGCGGCCTGGCGCTTCTTGGGCCATGAGGTTGGGATCGAGAACAGGGCCGTGACCGATAAGGCCACCGCGCCACCTAGCGGCGCGCGCCCGGCCATTGCCTTCTGGCAGAAAAGCGCCACGCGGGCCTCGTACTTTTCCGTCTTGGCCGGGGTGTAGAGCCGCGCCCGGCCAGCCACCACTGCTGCGCGTGCACGGGCCTTGGCCACCGGTTCGCCGGGGATTTCAAAGTGGATCGTCATGCCGCTTTCCGTGCATCTTTCAGTTCAGCCTGGGCTCGAACCCACAGGCCGGCCACCCACTGCACGCCCTTGGGGGTGAATTTGGCCTGGTTGAATGCGTGGCCTCCTTCGCTGGCGCCAGTCTTGACCTCAAAGCGGCCGCTGTCCTGGTGCTGCGCATGGGGCACCCACTCGCCGCCCAGGCGGTACATGATCTTGTGGTCCTGCAGGAACTCACGAAAGCGCGATTCGTTGGCCCCCAGCAGCTTGCAGACCTGGCGGAACCCCTTAGAGCCGGTCGATTCGACATAGCGGTCCACAAATTCGACCTTGGGCGCGGCCAGGGCCAGCTGCTCCTGCTGCAGTTCGATCTGCTCAGCCTGATCAGCGGCCAGGCGCAGGGCCTGTGCCATGGTGCGAGGGATGGCCGGCGCTACCGCCGATTCCAACTCTTGCCAGCGATCCACCAGGCGCGCGGTGAACTCGGGCGAAAGCTGGGCCACCACCACGTAGCTGTCACGCTTGCCAAGTTGGTAGACGCTCACAGATTGGCCAAGGTGGTTATTAACTTCCGTCAGTGGCGGAAGTTGAATCACGCCCCGCGCTGCCAAACGCTCCATGGACAGCTTGACCGTGTCGTGGCGAGACTCAACCAGTTCTGCGATCTCCAGGCTGCTCATCATCAGCGGCGCCCCGTCCAGTTTCAAAAGTGCGTTCACGCGCGTGCCTCCTGTTGGGTTTTCAATTTCTCATCCACCAGGCGCTGCGCCTGGGCCTTGCGCCCTGCCAGGTCAGCAGCCTCAGCGGCAATGCGCGCAGCGCGCTCACGTGCGCGGCGCCGGTCGCCCTCGGCCAGCTCTTCGCGCAGCTGGGCCAGGCGCTCTCGGATCTTGGGCGGCGCGTCCGCGGCCGGCTCCATGCGTCCGGTCAGCAGCGCCACCGCGTTAAAGCCTGGCGCGGCGGCTGGCGCGGGCAGGTACTGCTGGGCCTGCTGCTTGGGCATATAGCCCAGCTGCACGGCTTTTTCGACGGCAGCCGTGCGGCCGGCGGCGTCCCAGCCGACCGATACCGTCACGCTGGGCATGCGGCGCTCTTCGCGTGCAGTGCGCACCAGCCGTTCGTAGGCGGCGATGAATGCCATGCGCGCGCCCACCATGTCGCCGCCCTCAGCAATCGGCTGGGCCACGCCCCAGGCCTGCGCCATCTCGTCGGTCCACACCACTGTGGCGCGCTCGTCCATGGCGGTGGTGGCCACGGCCCAGGCTTCATTTGCGCCTGGGCGGCCCATGGCCTCGTCAATGCGGTCCAAAATCGCCTTGGGCGTCAGGCGCCCGGTGTGCTCTGTGCGCACGCGAGACAGCGCGCGGGCCAGGACTTCACGGGGGTAGCTGCTCAGGTCGTCGGTCAGCATGGCTGCTGCAGTCGGGGTGATGGGCTGGCCCAGCAGCTCAGCGGTACCGACCACCTGCTCCACCAGCCAATGCAAATCTTGTTCATTCATCACGAGACGTGGCTCCTGCTGCGCGGCGCTGGCGCAAGATGGCCATGGCCTCCCCGGCAGCGTCGAAATTCGATTGGGACTGGTCGATTTGGCGGGCACGGGTGTTGGTCATGGACTGGCCGGTGGCCCACTGGGTGCGGAATGTCTCGGCACGGGCCAGCAGCAGGCCAAAGTCGTGCATCCCGCGCACCACCAGCGCCTCGCTCACGCGCTGGACAAAAAACTCGGCCACGGCCGGCGACTCGTCGTGCCCGATGCGCAGGACAAACGCCTTCACGGCGGAATTGACCTTGGCGTTGCGCACCGGTGCGGCGCCGTACTGCGCGGCGTAGGCCTGGGCATACGCTGACCAGGTTGCCCGGCAGGCGGCCTGCAGCTCGGTGTCGTCACCGGACGCAGCGGTCTTGCGACGAGGGGGCTTGGCAGGTTTTTCAGCAGCAGGCTCGGCAACCACAACCGCCAGGGCGGCGGGCGGCAGCGGCGAAGCCGGTGCTGCTGTCGGAAGAATATCTGTCGTAGTCTCTGCTGTAGTCTCTGCTGTAGTCTCTGTAGATATAGATTGCGGGAAACCAGCATGCCTGCTTGCTGGTTTGCCGCATGCCTGCTTGCTGGTTTCCCGCATGCCTGTCTGCGGAAAACCAGCATCCTTGTTTGCGGGATTCCCGCATACTGGACTGCCGGTTTCCTGCATACTTGTTTGCGGCAGTTTTGTAAGCAAGATTTCGGCGAGTTTTTCCAGGTTCACGCGGTAGAAAAGCTTGCACGGAATGCCGCGCTTCATCTCCTCCAGTACCCCCAGCTTGCACAGCTTTGCGCGCGCACTTTCTTGCTCGCATCGGGTCAGGCCCGTCTCGTCCTCCCACTCCGCCTGGGTCTTGTAGAACCACTCCGCCTCGTCCTGGGTGCGGCGTGACCAGTAAATGGCCTGGGACAGCATCAGTGCGCCGGTGATCCCAGCGCCAAGGCCAACAAAGGGCCGTTGGAATGCAATCGGCCTGTCCAGCAATGCAGAGATATTCACGCTCCAACCCTCCTGGCGCGCCGCTGCGCATCGAACTGCGAGTTGCGGATGGCCAGCACTGCGGCTGCGCCAGCGCCAAGCACGGCACTGGGATGCGGCTCATGGCGGGGAGGTTGCTGGTTGATCGCGCGCAGCACGCGCGCCTGCTCCGACCCCTTGAATGTGATGGGCGCAATGCGCGCGGTGAAGGCGTTCATGAGCACTCCTTCTGCGAATCCGCAGCGTGCGGATTGCTTGGCGCAAGCTTCAGAGTCATATTCGCTCTGTGCCATTGCTCCCTTGCCCACGCATCCAAGATTTCATTGACCACCAAGTTGCGGCTGGCATTGGGGTCTGTCGTGCGGTTGCGGTGGTGCACCTCTGCGTCAATCACTGCAACCGTGAATTTGCTCGAGCGAAGGCGCACATCTGTCTGGTCCAGCTCAGGGTTCTGTGCCCGAGCAAAATGAGGAATGTCGTCGTGGATCATGTGAAACCCCTGGTGTCAAAAAACCCCGACGGCGCGCCGAGCGCCGACGAGGAAACCCGTGCCCAAGAAAATCAAGTGGTAGTTGCGGGGCACGGGGAAAAATCGGAAGTGGATGCCGAAGAAACGCGCTGGAGCTGGGCGGCAAAAGAGGCAATGGCGCGGCGCTTACGACTACTGGGCCGCAGGTAGCTCCTGGATGGGCGCGTGCTCAGCCATGGGCGGCCTCCTTGTTGGGGGTGGCGAGTTCAGGCCAGATCAAATGCCAGTCGGACGTTCGCAGATCACGGCGGGTTACGGCGCCACCGGTGGCGCCTTCAATCGCTGCGCAACGATGAATTGGCACGGGGCGCTTGCCATTTATCCAGTCCGACAAGTCGGATGCGTGCGCGCCAATCTGCAAGGCCAGCTTGGTTTGGGCGCCACGCTCTTGCGGCTCAAGGTATTCAGATAGCTTCATGACGAACTATTTTAGCCACAGGCTAATGCATGTCAATAGCCCTGTGCTCGTTGTTAAAAATAGCCAGTAGCTAAATACTCGCCGCACCATGCAACCAGTCGAAGTCACACGGCGCGAAAAGCTCGCCATCCTCATCCGCGAAGCCGGCAGCCAGTCGGAGTTGTCTGAAAAAATCGAGAAGGCGCCAGCTCAAATAAGCCAATGGCTGAACGCATCAACCAACTCAAAAACTGGCAAGCCGCGAGTCATGAGCAATGCCATAGCTCGGGAAATAGAACTGAAGTTGGAAAAACCATTCGGCTGGATGGATCAACCTCTTGGCACTGGAGAGTCAGCACTGGGTGCGTCCCGCGCTCCTGTCTCCGCCACCGAGGCCGGCTCCTCTACTCCGCCCGACGGCTACATCCGCCTGGAGCATCTTTCCCCCAGTCCCTCCATGGGCGGTGGCGCCTACCTCGATGAACCAGTGCATGTAGTGCGCCACCTGGACGTGCTGGAGCAATGGGTGCGCCAAAAGGTGGGCACCACGGATCCCGGGCGCATCAAAGTGCTGACCGGCAATGGCCAGAGCATGGCGCCCACCATCCAAGATCAGGATCTGGTGTTTGTGGACATTGCCCAGCGCACGATTGAGGGGGAAGGTATCTACGTCATTGATGTGGCCGGCCTGCTGCTGCTGAAGAAGGCTTTGATCCTGTCGGATGGCACCTTGATTTTGCGCAGCGACAACACGGCCGACTACCCGAACGAGGAACGCCACGATCTGCGCAAAGTAGCCGACACCATCTGCATAGCCGGCCGCGTGCTGGCCTGGTGGACGCTGCGCCGGGGGTGAGGCAAAATCACACCCCCTCATAACGCAAACGTTATAGAATGCATGCTCTCATCATCACGCGCCAAGCTGCCCAAGAAATTGCCGCGCTGGCGCAAACAGACAAAAAAACGGCCGCAGCCGCCGCCTTGTTGATACAGGAGTTGTGCAATGACCCCGTGGAACTTGAGAACCTGTGCGTCCCAAACAACCATTACCGGTACTGCCCTGCCTTTGAATGCAAACGCTTTGTGCAAGCCCAAAAAATGGGCTACAACATTCTTATTTTGAAGTTTCGCAACCTCGACGGCTCACAGCCGGGTTATCGCATATTGGTGGGATACCACGCACAAAAGAGTATTTATTATGTCCTCCAAGTACCTCACCGAAATTTCGACTACAACACCAGTTCTGCAGAATTTAGAGAACTGTGTCGTCGATACGACGAGTGCAATATTCCGCACTACGCTTGACATGGGCAGCGCACAGACAGGCACCGTAACGATGCGCGCCACCCTTTATCAAGGCAATCAATGGGCGCCTCTTGAGAGCTTGATGGATGACCCTGCGCTTTTGAATGGCGGCATGACAGCCGACGACTTTCTTGCGCATCTGCTGGCAGATCCAGAGATGGCCGACGCAGTACGCCACGTGCGCCAAGAGGTGGGCACGGTACAGGCACAACACCATGGCTGCGGACTTGCTGCACTGCGATTGCAGGCGGGCCTGTCGCAAAAAGAGCAGGCACAGCGCATGGGCAAATTGCAACCAGCCATTGCCCGCTGGGAACGCGACCCCGAACAAATGACCGTGCGCAATGTGCACCAATACTGCGAGTCTTTGGGCATTACCGAGCAGATGTTCCACGATGCCATTCACGCAACAATAAATCAAGAGGAAAAAGCATGAGCGCGCTCGAAAAGCCCCATCTTTTTTGCATTTACTCTGAAGATATTCGCAACGAGGCCAGCGGCCAAAGTACTATTATTGGCTGGTTTACCAATGGCGCAATTCAATTTCCACCCATTGGCATCTTGACACTGCAGCGCTTTGGAGTGCAGTGCATTCTTGAATTGCCTCCAGCGCTGATGCTGGAATCGCTAAAATGCGATATTCTGCTGGGCGAACAGGTGCTGCAAAGCATCGTTTTGCCGCAAGAGGCATTACAGGGTTTCATGGCGGACCGTGATCACCAACTGGCGCGTGACCCCCACCTGCGGGGTTTCATGGTTAATGTGACGCTGCAGCTGATGAATTTTGCTGTGCCTCGCCCTGGCGCCTTGCAGGTGCGCGCCATAGTCAACGGCGACGCCGTTGTAAGCAACAGCATTCAGTTTGTTGCAGCGGATATGCACTGACCGCGCACCGCCCCACCCAAACCGCCCGCCGAGGCGGTTTTTCCTTTCTCTCCCCAAAACCAGCATGCCCAAGAAGAAATCCCGCGCCCGCAGTGGCGCGCCCGTCAGCGTGCGCCGCATCCTCCTGTGGCTCGTGGCTGCCGGCACAGTAGCATTCCAGGCCAGCAGCTGCGGCCTGCTGCCCGAAGCGCCTTCGCTGCCCAGCATCCCGTCCCTGCCCTCTCTCCCATCATCGTCTGAGCAGGCACCAGCGCAGTCGAATGCCCAGGGCTTTGCCACTTGCCCTCAGTTCTTTGCCGGCGGCGTGCCACCCGTCACCCCAGCTGCGCCAAAACTGCGCGCCCTCTGCTACGACGCCTTTGCAGTGCTGCACTCGGGCAACACGCGCACTCCAGTGTTTGTCGCCCAGCGCCTCAACCGCCAGCTGGTCCAGGATGCAGACGAAAAGCGCAAAGACAAGTTCTTTGCCGATGCACGCCTGCCCCGGGCCGAGCGGGCGGAACTCAGCGATTACAAGGGGTCGGGCTACTCACGCGGGCACATGGCGCCGGCCGGCGACATGCCCACCCCTGCCGCCATGGCGCAGTCGTTCAGCTTGGCCAACATGGTGCCGCAGAACGCCAAGCAAAACAGTGGGCCCTGGGCAAAGATCGAGAAAGACACGCGGCAGTACGCGCTGCGCGCCCGGGGTGATGTGTTCGTCATCACCGGGCCGGTGTTTGCGCCTGGGGCGCAGGCCATTGGAGCGAATCAGGTGGCTGTGCCGACGCACCTGTTCAAGCTGGTGTACGACGCGGAGACAAAGAAGGCCTGGGCGCACTGGCAGCAGAATGCGGACAGCGCGCGGGCGGGGCCGCCGATCAGCTACAGGGAGCTGGTGCAGCGGGTGGGGATGGAGTTGCTGCCGGGGGCCGAGGTGCAGTGAAACGGGACGCTGGGCGCGGGCTGTGGACAGAGGCCGGGGCTGCGGCGCCGTGGGAGTGTAGGAAGTTGAGATAACCGTGGTGCGCCGTTCAAAACATTTTGCACGTAAGAATTGTTTTTTGCGTGCAAAAGTTTAATATGCACGCACTTTCAACTACTTTTGGTGGTGCAAATGGCGACAAAAAAGAACGGCAAAGCGGCCGGCGGTCTGGCTCGCGCTGCGAAGCTTTCAAAGAGTGAATTGTCCGAACAAGGTGCCAAGGCGGCGAGAGCAAAAGCCGAAAACAAGCTTCTTCCAAAAGCCACGCATGGCTCTGCAGACCATCCGTTGGTCATCGGGGAGGTGAGCATCCCTTGCTACGTGCTTGAAGACGGAACGCGGGTTATATCTCAACGAGGACTGACTGCGGGCGTTGGCATCACTCACGGGGGGACTACCTCGGGCGACTCGCGTATCGTGAGTTTTGTGGAGCAGCCATTTGTCAAGAATTTTGCACGGCAAGAGCTAGCCACGGCGCTCCGAAGCCCGATCAAATTTCTTCCAACTCGCGGCGGTCGTTCTGCCTATGGCTACCCCGCCACCGTCTTGGCTGACATTTGCGAGGCTGTACTGTCCGCAAGGGCGGCCGGACAACTGCCGCAGATGTATGACGCGATTGGCAATCAGTGCGAGGTTCTCGTTCGTGGCTTTGCGCGTGTCGGCATCATCGCATTGGTGGACGAGGCTACTGGCTACCAGCGAGAGCGGGCTAAAGATGCCCTGGCAAAGATTCTGGAAGCATGGGTAGCCAAGGAATTGCAGCCCTATGTCCGCGCTTTCCCAGCTGACTACTACGAACAGCTGTTTCGCCTTCGGGGGCTGCCTTATCCACCACCAGACAACCCAAGTTTCCGCCCTCAGTATTTCGGTGTACTGACCAATGACATTGTGTATGAACGGCTTGCGCCGGGCCTGCTCGAAGAATTGAAAAAACAGGCTGCCAAAGACGAAAAAAAGTCCCATCTCCACCGCCGGCTCACTCAAGAAGTTGGGCATCCACGCCTGCGTGAGCATATAGCCTCGATCGTTACGGCCATGAAGCTTTCCAACGACTACAGTGACTTCATCGGAAAACTCAACCGTATCCACCCGCGTTTCGGAGAAACAGCGCCTCTGGATCTTGAAGACAAAGACAAATAACCGAATCTCAAGCCCGCCTCGCGCGGGCTTTTTCACGGCCGAATGAACGGCGGCACCCAGCCCGGGTCATGTACCAAGCCCGCCTTGCGCGGGCTTCTTTTTTGGCTCATCTCCTACGACAGTAGACAACCGCGCAGCGCTCAATGGCCTCTTTCCCCAAGGAGTACGCAATGGCTACCGACCCGAACGAACACCCCGCCCACCAAGTCCCCGAGCAATATCCGCTGCCGCCAGGTGACCTGCCCCCCAGCACTGAAGCGCCAACACTTCCGCCGCAACCCCAGCTCCCACAGTCCGGTCCTGACTACGTTGGCGAAGTGGAAGATGAAGGGGCAGATCCAGTGGGCCAGCCGCCTCGGTTATGAGACCGCCCTCTTTCTGAGTTATTGATGGCCACCTTCGGGTGGCTTTTTCATGGGCGGATGAACGTAGGCACCCAAGTCGGATCGTGCGCCCCACCTGGCCCGCTAGCCAAATCCCAGATCATGACGGTTTCTGCCTTTGCCAGGCTAAGCAAAGAATCCTTGTGGAATCAGGTGACTTGGCGGCCGCGCGCAAGATACTCGGATACTTGATCCAACTTCAGCACAGGGACAAGTCGCGATGATCTATCGCTGATCAGCGCCCCAAGCTTGACCATGTCGTCAACCTCTTGCGGCGTCAGCCGAGCAGCGAAAGAAGCGACCATGGCGGCGTAGACCTCCGTCACGTTCTGCACTACGGGCAGCTTGCCGTCGTGCTTGTTGATTCGATCCATCAGCTCTTTCGCATCCATTGCAAATCCCCTGTACGTTCACGCCAGCCCAAGCCGGCCATTGATCAGCAAGCCAATATGGCTTTGATGCTGTGCTTACATACAGTATTTTATCAGCCTCAAATCTCTGCAATGGCAGTTCGGCTATCACGACACTGCCCAGAGACGGCTTTCTTTTGCCTGCTGGTTCAGCCCCCTGCTGGCCTTTCATGTAACATGCAGAAACAACTACTGGAGCTTCCATGAAATCGCTTTTTGCCCTCATCACCCTCGTCCTGGCTGCAGGCTTCGCCCAGGCACATTCGGGCGGCACAGACAAAAATGGCTGCCACAACGACCGAAAGAATGGGACTTTCCACTGCCATTGAAGCGCTGCATTGGCGCTCATCTATTCAAACCACCTGCGGGTGGTTTTTTGTTGCCTGTAGATTAAAAGGCGGGCAGCCCCTGCGGGCTACGATGGCAGTTCCTCAACAACCATCCCGCAAGGGCTACCCATGACAGAGTCAATTGAACAAGCATGTCCATTCTGTGGCAGTGCTGCCTGGTTTTTTTATGAAGACTACGCCAACCGCAAGCACTTCTTCTGTGACGACTGCACTGAATTCGAACTCAGTCGATACGCAGAGAACATCTGCGCTGGCGCAAGTGACGACTGGCGATCAACGAACGCCAAGGCCGCCAAAAATGCCCCTGCGGGCAGCTTCTACCGCCTCACCAGGCCAACGTCTGAGCGCACTGACAAGTCAGCGGATCTCGTGGGCATCTACGTCAAACACAAGCCTTAATAGGCAGCACTGACGCTCAACCGAGTTCCACTGGGCAACTCGAGTCCGTCACCAAGCACCTTCCCAGCCTCACCCCGCCTGATCTGCGCGGCGTAGGCCTCCAACGCGGTAGCCACTTCGTCGCAGAAATCGCCATCGCCGATGTTGTGGTTCTCCACCACGATGGTCACGCAGCGCCTGCGATCATGAACGTCGATCATCGCTCTCCTTTCCAGCCACCTCGCGGTGGCTTTTTTGTTGCCTGCCCGAAGCGGGCATGGGGGGAGTGTAGCAATTTCCTAAAAATAATTAGCTCAGAGCTATTGACTGTTGATTAGCTCATGGCTAATAATCCACCCATGCCGCAAACCACGGCACGGGCAGCAAGGAATCGACCAGCAGCCTTCAGGTTCTTGCAGCACGCACGGCTGGGTAAACACAAGGCACCGCGGGCGGTAGCGGGATACAAAAGATCGTCGTGCGCTGTAGTCAGTACTGCTCTGCCCCCGGATGGGATCGGCAACAGGAACATCAAAGGTCACGCTAAAACCATCCGCTGGGTTCTGTACGGCGGTGAGGCGGGCTCTGTACCGCCAAGAACAACAACCAAAAGCAGCGCTACGCCCTCTGGAGCGGTCAATCCAGCAGCCCTTGGCAACAGGGGCGAAACTACAGCACTTTCAGCGAGAGTGCTGCAGTTTTCACCCAGAGAGATGACATGACCAAGACCATGGCCGATCAAGTTGCAGAGCTGATGATCAAACGAGAAATTCGCAAGATTGAATTGCTTGACAAAGAAGCCCTGCGTTTGTCACGCAAAGAGCGCTACTTTGTGCATGGAGAGGCAACGCCTGCTGAGGACAGGCTTGCGCTCGATGCTGAGATTGCGTGCCTGCAAGCAGACCAACAGCGCAGCAAGGTCGAACTGATCAAGCTGAAAGAACAAGCCAAGGCAATGCGCGAGGCCGCGCTGATCAAGCTGCTGATGGCGGCCCTCAAGGCACATGGGCTTGAGCACGAGATTGAGCAGGCGACGCTAAAAGCAAACGACGCCATCAGGCATGAAGGCTTGCTGCAGGCGTACACCGCCAATGTTTAAGCCGCCTGCTTAAACCGGATACCAGCCGGCTAATCAGCCCACAGCCATCAACACACCACCAGCCCGCACCCAGCGGGCTTTTTTACGACCAAAAGAGGAGCACGCCATGATCCAAGCCATTGCAACACGCCCGCAGCAACGCCAGCCCACTGGGCTTGAAGCGCAGGCGCTGCGCGAGATCAACCTGAGCCGACAGCTGGCGCAAGAACAGGCCATCAATGCCGGGCTGCGCAAGCGCATCCTGGGTTTCTATGCCCCCGAGTGCCCGGCTGATCGGATGCTGCACATCTACAAGCATCCCGACTTGGGAGACCTGGAGTGCTGGCTGATTTGCGAAGAGGCAGAGCCCGAGAACGGCGCGCCAGGCGTGCTTGAGATGGAATATGCATGGCTGCGCGGCGTGGACATTGCAGACCGGCTGCTCAAAAGCGAGGTGCAGGCCATCGAGTGCGAAGCCGGCAAGGCGCTGGACATGGCGGGGGTGGCATGAAGCGGGCCAAGCGAGAAAGCGCTGTGCATACGCCGGGGCCATGGGTAGTGGCTGCCGATTCCGAAATGGATGACGGCAACTACCACGGGGGTTTTTTCTGGTGACGGAATAGATGCAGCCAGATTTGAGGATGACTTCATCGCCGTCACCAATTTGAACCACGAAAACTGCGAAGCAAATGCCCGGCTGATCGCCGCGGCGCCCGATCTGCTGGAGGCGCTGGAGTACCTGCGCGACTGCATCGAGACGGGCAAAAAGCCCGGCATGGGCATCGTGCACGCGGCCATCAGAAAAGGACAGGGGAAATCATGAACAAGCACATCGCATACGAAATGCAGAAACACACCAAGCCGCTCCAGAAGCGGCTTTTTTACGCCCTGCCCCGCGTTGCCATGGCGCTGGTCGCTGTGCTGTTGGTGGTGTTCGCCATTGCCGTGGGTGCCGAGGTCGTTGCAAAGCGCGACGCCCAGGCGGCCCAGCAGGACACCGAAGCCCTGAGCAGCCGCGAGTGGGCTGGGCAGCAGGTGTGCGGGCCGGACATGACGGCAGTGTGGGCAACACCGCAAATTGTGGAGTGCTACCGCAACACGCGGCTGGCGCACGGGGCCGGCCAGTGAGTAGCCCTGCATTTAATTGGCGAAATACGGCGCTTGCGCTTATCTGGCATGCGCTGATAGCTATCTTTTTTACAGCGGCCGCAGGCGTCATTGCCGGGCTGATTTATTGACGGAGGCGCTATGTGCCCCACCGGCAAATCACACCTGCCCAGCTACCAAGTCGCAACCGAAGCGCTGGGCAGGTCACTGCGCAAGCACGGCAAGCCCATGCAGGTGTACCGCTGCCCTGAGTGCGAGGGCTGGCACATCGGCCGCCCGAGCAGGACGGGCAAAAAAATCAAAACCATCAACAGGAGAAGTCCATGAACCAGATCGCAACCCAAGAAAATCACGCTGTCAGCGTGTCGATGGGCTTCAGCAGCCTTGAGAGCTTTGAATTCATGCAGCGCACGGCCAAGATGTTCAGTGCAAGCACCATGGTGCCGACTGCTTACCAAGCCATGGTCACCAAGGGCTACGGCGACAAGGCCACGATTGAGGCCAACCCCGCAGCGCTCGCAAATTGCGTCATCGCTCTGGACATGAGCCAGCGCATGGGCGCAAACCCGCTGATGATTATGCAAAACCTGCACATCATCGAGGGTCGCCCCAGCTGGTCATCGCAGTTCATCATTGCCGCCATCAACAACTGCGGCAAGTTCTCGCCGCTGCGCTTTGACCTGGAGTGGCTGGAAGAAATGGACGCCAGCTATTCCACGTTTGAGTGGGTTGACCGGCGCAAGGTCGAGAAGAAGCACACGGTACGCATCAAGAACGCGCGCTGCGTGGCATGGGCCACTGAAAAGGCCACTGGCCAGCGTTTGGAGTCGGCGCCTGTGACCATGGAAATGGCGGTGGCAGAAGGTTGGTTCGGGAAGAACGGCAGCAAGTGGAAGTCGATGCCCGACTTGATGATGCGCTACCGCAGCGCGGCATTTTTTGGCCGGATCTATGCGCCTGAGCTTTTGATGGGCCTGCCCGCCGCCGAAGAACTGCACGACGTTTTCTCGGTAGACCAAGACGGCATGGTGTCCGAACTGCAGGGCCAGCGCGTGCCGCTCAGCACGGGCACGGTAGACCCCGAAACCGGCGAGGTCAACACCAATTACCCGCAGGCAGAGTTCGACAAGAACCTGCAGGGCTGGGCCAAGCACGTTGCATCCGGCCGCAAGACCCTGGCCGACCTGATCGCCATGGTCAGCACCAAGGGCGCGCTGACGCAAGAGCAGCAAGCGGCACTGGCAGCCGAAGTGCAGCGCCTGCAGGACAGCACCGTGGACGCAGCGCACGCCGCAGCACCAGCAGCAGAGCCACAGCCCGCGCTGCCTGCAGCCGAATCGCCACCCGCTGCAGCACCAGCCGCAACCGGCCCCGCCATCACGTTTGCCCAGGTCAACGACGCAATGCTCAAGGCGCAAGACCAGGACGCGCTTTTCACGGCAGCTGACTTGATTGGCGAAGTGCCAGACCCGCAGCACCGCGCCGAGCTGACGCAGGTGTTTGACAGCCGCCAGCAGGCGCTGGGCGGTTAATCGGTATCAATTTAATAGCTGCAAGCGCTTGATGGATAAGCGCTGCATCCACATTTCAAGGAAAACACCATGCGTACCATTTCAGTCCAACAAGGCAGCCGCGAATGGCTGGCCCTGCGCGCCCAGCACCACACCGCCAGCGAAGCGCCGGCAGCCATGGGCGCCAGCCGCTACCAGACCCGGGATCAGCTGCTGCACCAAAAGCACACCGGCATCACGCAAGAGATTGACGGCCACACCCAGGCGCTGTTTGACCGTGGCCACGCCACCGAAGCGATGGCCCGCGCGCTGCTGGAAGAATACTTGGGTGAGCCGCTGTATGCCGTCACAGGCATTTCAGACGACGGCACTTTGCTGGCATCGTTTGACGGCATCACCTTGGATGACACCACCGGCTTTGAGCACAAGCTCTACTCTGAGCGCTTGGCACAGCAGGTGCTGGCCGGCGACTTGGAGCCGCATTACTACTGGCAGCTGGAGCAGCAGATCCTGGTGGGCGGCTTGGAACGGGTGATTTTTGTCACCAGCGACGGCACGCGCGAGAACTGGGCGCAGATGACGTACCGACCTGTGCCCGGCCGCGCCGAGCAGCTGCTGGCCGGCTGGGCGCAGTTTGCCGCCGACCTTGCCGCCTACACGCCCACGGCAGTGCACGCAGCGCCCATCGTCGGCCGCGCGCCCGAGCACCTGCCCGCCCTGCGCATCGAGGTCAGCGGCGCAGTCACCGCCAGCAACTTGGCCGAGTTCAAGGCCACCGCCATGGCAGCCATTGCCGGTGTGAACCGTGAGCTGGCCACCGACGCCGACTTTGCGGACGCCGAGGCCAGTGTGAAGTGGTGCAGCGAAGTCGAGAGCCGACTGGACGCCGCAAAGCAGCATGCCCTGAGCCAGACGGTGGACATTGAGGCGCTGTTTCGCACCATGGACGACATTGCAGCCGAAGCCAAGCGCGTGCGCCTGGAGCTGGACAAGCTGGTCAAGCAGCGTAAGGAGCAGCTGCGCGGCGAGATTGTGGCCGGTGGTGTCGCAGCCCTGCGTGCGCACATCGCCAGCCTGAACCAGAGCCTGGGCCGCGACTACCTGCCTACCATCGCCGCAGACTTCGGCGCGGCCGTGAAGGGCAAGCGCTCCCTGGACAGCATGCAGGGCGCAGTGAACGACGAGCTGGCGCGCGCCAAGATCGAGGCTGACGCCGCATGCCGCCGCATCCAGGCGAACCTGCAGGCGCTGCATGCCGATGGCGTGGTGCTGCACCTGTTCCCGGACGTGGCCACGCTGGTGCACAAGCAGGCCGACGACTTCTCTGCAGTGGTGCAGGCCCGCATGGCGCAGCACCGGGAGGCAGAGAAGGCCCGGCGCGATGCGGACGACGCCCGGCGCGTGGCCGCTGCAGCGTCCGAGCGCGCCAGCGACGCGACGCTGCAGGCCCTGGTGCAGGCGGCTGCGCCAGCAATTGCAGAGGCTACACCGCTGATCGCTATGAACCGCTGCTGTGAGAAGGCCGCATCTGAAGGCGTGGCGATGTGCAGCGAGTGTGGCGCGTACAGCGCTGCATTCCAATCGTGCCTTGGCCCTGGCCCTTCTGACGACGGCGAGCGTATCAACCTGGGCGCCATCAACGAGCACCTGCAGTTGGTCACGGTGAACGCCTCACAACTGGCCGCGCTGGGGTTCGACCCGGTGTCCACAGCCAAGGGCGCGAAGTTGTACCGCGAATGTGACCTGCCAGCGATCCGCGCCGCCCTCATCAGCCACCTGAGCAGCCTTGCGCTGCAGACGGCGTAAGCACCCATGGCCAAAACCTCTACCGCCAAGCGCATCGCCCGCCTGGAAGGCATCGCCGTCGGGGCTGGTTTCTTGCTGCAGCAGCTGCAGGCCAGCCATGGCGCCGATTTCAGCGAAGGCATGCGCATTCAGGTGCGCGACTGCATCCGCGACTGCCGAAAGGTGGCCGCATCCCAAGCGCAGCGCGCCGAAAGCGCCCTGCAAACGCCAGCGACACAAGAGCAAACACATGTTTAAGAACCTCATCACCTACCGACTTTCCCCCTTGTTCCGGCCAGACCTGGGCGCCATCGAGGAAGCCCTGGCCAAGATGCCATTCACGGAATGCGGCGCCACACAAGAGCAGTCCGCAGGCTGGGTGCCAGCACGCGGCGACGCCCACGGCCCCATGGTCGAATCCATCGGCGGCCAGTGGATTGCCAAGTTTTTCAGCGAATCCAAAACGATCCCCGCATCGGTGCTTGCCCGCAAAGTCGCAGAGAAGGCCGCGCGCATCGAGCAAGAGACTGGCCGCAAGCCGGGCAAGAAGGAGGCCAAGGAGCTGAAAGACGAGGCCAAGCTGGATCTGCTGCCCATGGCCTTCACCAAACAGGCCGGAACCTGGGTATGGATAGACATTCAGGCGGGCCTGCTGGTGGTCGACACTGGCAGCCAGTCGCGCGCTGACGTAATCGTGACCGAACTGGTGCAGGCGCTGCCCGGCTTGTCGGTGTCTCTGCTGGACACGCAAACCAGCCCGCAGGCCTGCATGGCGCACTGGCTGTCCACGCAAGAGGCGCCGGTGGGCTTCACGGTCGATCGCGAGTGCGAGCTCAAAAGCGCGGGTGAAGAAAAATCCGTGGTGCGCTACGGCCGCCACCCCCTGGACATCGAGGAGGTGCAGCAGCACATTGCCATGGGCAAGCTGCCCACCAAGCTGGCACTGACCTGGGACGACCGGGTTTCGTTTGTGCTCACAGAGGGGCTGCAGCTCAAGAAGCTGCAGTTTCTGGACGCCGTGCTCGACGGCCATGGCCAAAACGATGGCGGCTTTGACGCGGACGTGGCGATTGCCACGGGCGAGCTGGCCAAGCTGATTCCCGACTTGATTGAGGCCCTGGGCGGCGAGAGTGAGCGCGGCATCAGGCCCCCTGCGCAATTGAACGCCGGTGCAGTGCGCGCGTTCACGGCGCTGACAATCTGGCCAAGAAGGATGGCTACACCATGGAACTGAGCACGGGCAACGGCGAGGTGCTGGCCACCTTTGGTGATGGCCCGGATCCACTGTACGAGCAGGCCTTGGCACTGGTGACCAGCCCGGACGGCAAGGCCAGCATTTCCTACGTTCAGCGGCACCTGAGCATCAGCTACCACCGCGCCGCTCAACTGCTGGAGGGCATGGAAAAGGCTGGCGTTGTGGGCAAGATGGACGGCAGCGGCAGCCGCAAGGTGTTGGCGTGACCCACCAACCCAAAGGCTCCATGTGCACCAGCTGCGCAAACCCCAGCGCCGCCTGCGCTGACCTGCCATTTGCCAGCATGCCGGTCATCAAGCGCTACCCGGACGGCGTGCTGGCCGTGAAGTGCAGCAGGCACACCGCAGAGCCGGCCCAAGAGCGCCAGTGCCTGGGCTGCGGCGTCTTGCATCCCTACAACGCGGACGGCACGCCTGTGGGCGAGGCCCTGCCGTGCGGGCACTGATATGACGGCTGCGCCACTCATTTCATCCCAGCGCTACCTGTGCCCGAAAACTGTGGCGCGCAAGGCTGCCACGTTCAAGGTGTTCGTGGTGAACGTAATCGAAGTCACGCTGCGCGGTCAGAGCTACCGAGTGCTGGCGGACGGGCACCACAATCTGGCCGCCGCCAGGCGCGCCGGAGTTGCGCCCACCTGGCGCGGTGCCCCAAAGAAGCTGCAGCGGATCATGCAGCAGACGCCGCCAGACGACTTTGAGCGCTTCCTCATCAACAACCTGACGGATGCGGACTGGTACTACCTGGACACCGGGCGCGTGGTGCCAGAACTGCTGGGCAAAGCATGACCGTCCCCGAAACCCGCTGGGCGCTGACCCGGCGCCACAACAACCCGAGCCCACCACCGCGTGGGCTTTTTTACGACTGGACCCCATGACCACTACCCAGCGAGTTCTGGACCCCTGCTGCGGCAGCCGAATGATGTGGTTCGACCGCAAACACCCTGACGCCACTTTCGGGGATCAGCGCAGCGAAAGCCATGTGCTGTGCGACGGCAGGCAGCTGCACATCACGCCAGACGTGCAGATGGACTTTCGCGCGATGCCGTTCGCAGACGGCAGCTTTCACCTTGTCGTTTTCGACCCGCCGCATCTCAAGCATGCCGGCCCCAAAAGCTGGCTGCGCGCCAAGTACGGCGTGCTGGGCGAAAACTGGCAAGACGACCTTCGGCAAGGGTTCAGCGAGTGCTTTCGTGTGCTGGCCAGCAACGGTACTTTGATTTTCAAGTGGGCAGAAGATCAAGTGAAAGTGCGCGAAGTGCTGGAGCTTTCGCCGCACCCACCGCTGTTCGGGCACCCTACCGGCCGAAAGGGGCTAACGCACTGGATGGTGTTTATGAAGCCGACGAGCGCGCCATGACCACCCGAAGCCTGCTGGCGCGCAGATGCCAAGGCGTGGCTGTGGATCAATCAAAGCGTGGCTGTGGATCAATCAAAAACAATAGCTGCCAGCGCAAGCAATGCGTGCTGGCGCGGCACATTTGAAGGACAAAACATGAGCACAGAGAACAAACCAGGGGCGTTGCGCAGCAAAGGGCGGCGCATGCTGACCGAGGCTACAGAGGAAGCCTGGGCAAATGAGCCAAACGCCTCCAACACGCGCGTCATGTCCATTTTTGCAGCAACTGCAGCAGAGCTACTGGACGGAGCCGTCGAGCACATTGAAAAGCTGGAGGCGCAGCTTGAAGCCGTGGGCGCTGGCGGGGTGTCGCCGCTCTTATGCCCTGGTGCCGCTGTAGCGCAGCCCGTGGCACTGCCTGCCGACGCGCTGGCGCAACTACGTCACCTTTACCAGAACATGATGAACGAAGGCGTGCGTGACACTGCCAGCGCAAAGCGAATTGCCGAAGGGATTCTGTCGCCTGTAATTGCGGCTATGGAGCGGAGCATCACAACCACCCAGGCGATACCGGATGGATTTGAACTGTCGCCCATGCAGTTGTCGCAAGACATGAACAGAGACGACGTGATTCGCACGGCGTACCAGGCTGGTGCAAAGCCAGGAATTGAAAACTTCGCTGACGTTGAGTTTCTTGAGAACTTCGCACGCATGGTGGCAGACCGCAAAACCCGCGCATCTCTGGCACTGCCTGCTGCGGGACAAGAGCCGGTGGCTTGGAGACTGCGAAACACCGCTTTTCGCAGTGATGTCTATGAGTATTTCAGGACAAGATACCTGGCCGAATGCCGCCAGAGGCGGTTCAACGCGAGCGTTGATGATGGTGGCCTGCATGATTTGACTCCGCTCTACACCGCACCACAGCCTGCAGTAGCAGCCACACCGGCAGCGCCAGAATGCTACCACCGCCCGCCTTGCAGTGAGTGCGCCGCCCACAAAGCCGAAGGAGCGAAGCCATGACCTTTATCTCCACCATGTACGCGCTCATGCTGGCAACTTTGGTGCTGACCTTGGGTGGCATTCTTGGCTGGGCAGGCGCTCACGCCACTGTAGCCACGGAATGCGACAGGCTGGGTGGCTTCTACGTGGGCGGCAAGACTTATGTTTGCGCACAAAAAGGAGCGCAGCCATGAATGATCGTGAACTGCTGGAGCTGGCGGCGAAGGCTTACGGGCTGCCGCTTGGGTATGGCGACGGTGAATATTTCTACTGCGAGCACGGGCCATTCGGTCCGGCCATGTACGGCAAGCGTGGTTATGCCCCGTTGCAGTGGAACCCGCTCACCGACGATGGCGACGCGCTTCGGCTGGCGGTGAAGCTGGGCATCCGTATTGCCAACATGAACGGCCGCGCTTGCGCATTCATTGGTCTGCGGGAGTCCTGGGAGCCGGAAGTTGACGACCCCTATGCCGCCACCCGCCGCGCCATCGTCCGCGCTGCAGCGGAAATTGGGAGAGCGCAACCATGAGCCGCCGCGCCCGCACCCGGCGCGACCGCCGTCAGCCCTGGCCGGACCAAGACCAGCCCGACACCGAAACACAAGCCGCCCACTGAGGCGGTTTTTTCATGCCGAATCGAGGTAAAAATGACCGACAAACACACCACGCTACACGTTGCTGAAAATATCGCTGCGCCACAGCCCGAGTGGGTTCTGGCGTCAAAGTACCAAGAACTGACGGGAGTCACGCGCGAAACCGTGAAGCAGCGCAAGAAAAGCGGCGTCTGGCGCGATGGCGCGCAGGTGGCCGTCATTGCCCGGCGCTTGTACGTCAACATCAAGGCAGCAGACCAATGGATCAACGATCAACTCCCCCAACGCCGCCAGGCGTAACCGTTCGGCAGTTCGCTGCGGGTGACCGGCTGCAGATCGCTTTTTCTTGGCGCGGCGCGCAGTGCCGGGAGCTTCTTCCCCCTTGCGCCATCAACAAATCCAGCATCCAGCGCGCGGCGAGTTTGCGCGATGAAGTGCGCCGCAAAATCGGGGATGGCACCTTCGACTACGCAGCCTATTTTCCCGATTCCCCGAAAGCGCGGACCAAGGAAGCAGACAGCACGCTGATGGAATACATGCTGGCAGAGCAGCTGGCCACATATAAGAAGCAGGTGGACAACAGCCAGATGTCGCCCGCCACCTACACAGGGTATGCCAAGGCCATCAACGGCGAACGCATGCGCGAATGGCACGGCAAAAAACTGCGCGAAGTCACGCCCAGCGCCCTGCGCGAGTGGATCAGCACCATGGATTGCACCAGCAAGGCCATTCGCAACTTGCTCATCCCACTGCGCAGCGTGTTTGAGGACGCCCTGAATGACGATCTGATCGACTTCAACCCGTTCGAGCGCATCGCCTTGGCCAAGCTGATCAAACAAACGGCCAAGGCCAGCGACTATGTGATCCAGCCGTTCACCGCCGAAGAAAGGCAGACCATCCTGAGCGCATGCAGGTCTGACGAGCTGCCCATGATGCAGTTCTGGTTTGCCACCGGCCTGCGCCCGGGCGAACTGCAGGCCCTGGAATGGCGACACATCGACTGGGACAAGCGCACGGCCCGGGTTGAAATCAATCAGGTGGCAGGCGTTGTAAAAGCGCCAAAAACTGCGGCGGGCATCAGAAATGTAGAGCTCAGCGCGCCAGCCATTGAGGCACTGCGCCTGCAGCAACCCATCTCTTCAATGCGCGGTGCACGCATCTGGCTCAACCCGCGCAATGCACAGCCATGGTCCACCGACGCACAGATCCGCAAAACCCTGTGGATGCCGCTGTGCGCACGCGCTGGGGTGGACTACCGCAACCCATACCAGGTACGGCACACCTACGCATCTGCCCTGCTGACCGCTGGGCAGAACCCTTGGTATGTCGCCCAGCAGCTGGGCCACGAGGATGTGGAGATGGTTTACCGCACCTACGGCAAGTTCATCCGCGAGGACTATCTGGAGCCCAAGGCTGAATTGCGTATCGTGAAATAAAAATGGCCCGTGTGAATTCGGTGTGATTCGCGTGTGAATTTGCTGACACCACAGGACACTTTAGGGCAAAGAAAAACCGCCACAACCTGCTGTTTACAGAGTGTGGCGGTGTCCTGTGTGGTGGAGCTGGCGGGAATTGAACCCGCGTCCGCAAGCCTTCATCGGGCAGATCTACATGTTTAGCGGTCTGATTTGAGTCTCACCTTCGTCATCGCGCAGTCGCACGCTATGCCGAACGCCAGTACCCTTGAATCTCGTTCCATGCCAAGGTACCCGGCTTGGAACCAGCTGACGTAGATAACCTTGCAGCCGGGAGGCCTTACAGCCCCCTTGCCCAGCCCATCAGCGTGCTGTTGCAAGGCTCACCGGGTTTAAGCGGCGAGTGCGAAACGTTCGTCGTTTGCAGTTACTTTTTTTGAATGCAGATTTACGAGCGCCAATCAAGCTCGACATGCACCACGCCGATTCCGAACCCACGTCGAAACCAGGGCAGCCCCTAAGGCTCCTATCTTAAGCCAT